AAGGACTTAATGCATTATTTAAAAAGAAAGCAAGTGTCACTCTTGAAGATATCGAAGATATGACAGATGAAGAAGCTCAAAATTTATCAAAAGAAGATAAAGCAGAAATTATGAAAGAGGTAGGTAAAAGTAAAGGTGGAGATAAACGACAAAGAATGATTGACATATCAGAGAAGTTAGGTTTATCAGGTGAGGGTAAAGAGAAACAAAAGATCTTTGATGAAGTAGAAGAAAGATATGATGAAGGCGGCGTTGAAGATGCACCGAAACCAAAGTTTGATTATAAAAAATTTTTTAGAAATAGAAACGCGGACGGCGGAGCGATAGGCATTGAAGTTTTATTTGAAGAAAAAAAAGATGGTGGAAGAATAGGATTCGCTAATGGTGGAGAAAATATAATTGGTGCAGATTTAAAAGATGAAAGACCTTTTTATCAACAAGTTATAGAAGATAAACTTATAGATGTAATTCCCGATGATATAGCAAAAGCACACGGTAAAGCAATGTATACTCCACAAGGTATAGCAAATACATCAAATAGTATTAGAGATTATCATATTGCAGCTAACGCAGATTTATCAAATAGAATATCAAACAAAATAGGAGAAAATTATGGTAATATTGCACAAACAGCTTATAATATTGCTGCACCTGCTTTATCAATTCCCGCAAGTTTGGGTTATGACTATTCTCAAGCACAATCTAGAATGGAACCAGGTTCTGGAATAAAGGGACTTGCAAAGGCATTTATGGATGAGGCTCCTTTCTCTGCTGCTTATCAACGAGCAATTGGAGCAGCGGCTCCTTTAGCTGAACAATCTTCAAATGTTTTAAATAAAATATCAGATTTCTTTTTTGCACCAGCAGGCGCTGCAGATTTTCGAGATGGTGAAATGCTTCAAGCTCCTACAAGAACTAACGTTCAAGGTATGGATTTAGAAATGGATCCAGGTGCTAGAATAAATCCTGATATACAACCACAACAAAATATATTTCAACGTGCTGGGAATGTTTTTAGTTCTATAAAAGATAACATACCTAACTTTGGTATTATGGGTTTACTTAATAGTTTAGATCGGTTTGATAGTTTACCAATAGAAGATAGACAATTTATCCTAGATCAAGCAGGAGGTAATCGGCCTAACAAAGATCCTTTTGGAATTAATATAAGAAGTGCTTTTGGAAATTATGCAGACTATGTAAGAAACAAAGGTATATTTGCTCCTGGTAAAAGAGGAGAATATTACAGATCTTTAAATATTCCTGGATTGGACACTGCTATGAAAGAAACTGTGGCTAGAGAGCAAAGAGCGAAAAGAGCTTATGAAAAACAAATTAGAGATGCTGCAGACGCTGCAGCAAGAGAGCAAGCTAGAATAAGATCTATCACAGCTGGTTATGGTGGTAGTGATGATAGTAGAGGAGCAACAGGGCCAACAGCAGCAGGAGCTGGTATGGGTGTTGGTGGTGGATATGCCTCTGATTATTTTGGTGCTTATGGTGGTTCTGTGCCAACAGGTCTCGCTACAATGTTCGTGGAGAAAAGATAATGGATATTAAATACAACGACGTTATCGGAGCTTTTGTTAATACAGCAAATGATGAACCTGTAACGCAAGCAGAATTATTGGCATGGGCTGCAAAAAATCCAGAGCCAATTGATCCACCTAAAAAGTCAAACCCAGCTTTAATGAACGAAGTTATTGAAAGTTTGACAGTCAAAGAAACACCTGATACTACTGAAGTAGGTGTTGAAACAATTACAGATAAAGGATAAAATATCTCATGGCTACAATAGATAAATCTTTGCCCAATCAAAAAACGACTGTAGAGCTTCCAGGAGAAGCGGAGATCGAAGAGGCAGTAAAAGAAAAAGTTGAAGAAGTACAAACCGAAGGCGGACCTGTTGAAATAGAAATGACAGAAGAAGGTGGAGCAGAAGTTTCTTTTGATCCAGCTGTTGCATCCGTTGAAGGTGGTGAAGATCATTTTGAAAATCTAGCAGAATTTATAGGTGATGATACTTTAGATGAATTAGGTTCAAAGCTTTACGATCAATACACAGAATACAAAGAATCAAGAGGAGACTGGGAACAGTCTTACAGAGAAGGTTTAGAATTATTAGGTTTCAAATACGAAAGACGAACAGAACCTTTCAGAGGTGCATCAGGTGTTAATCACCCTGTGCTCGCTGAAGCGGTTACACAATTTCAAGCACAAGCTTACAAAGAATTATTACCAGCAGATGGTCCTGTACGTGCACAAATTTTAGGTGATGTAAATCCACAAAAACAAGACCAAGCTAATCGAGTTAAAGATTTTATGAATTATCAAATCATGGATCAGATGAAAGAATATGAACCAGAGTTTGATCAAATGCTTTTCTATCTTCCCCTGTCCGGCTCTACTTTCAAGAAAGTTTATTATGACGATCTCTTGGGTAGAGCCGTATCCAAATTTGTACCGGCGGATGATTTAATTGTACCTTATTCCGCTACATCTTTAGATGATACAGATGCTATCATTCACGTTGTAAAAATTTCTGAAAACGATTTAAGAAAACAACAGGTTGCAGGATTTTATAGAGACATAGATTTAGGTAGACCACCAATAACTGAAAATCAATTAGAAGATAAAAAATTAGAATTAGAAGGTATTTCAAAAGATGGTCAAGAAGATCAATACACACTTTTAGAAGTACACACAGATTTAGATTTAGCAGGCTATGAAGATGAAGGTGAAGACGGAGAACCAACTGGAATTAAATTACCTTATATTGTAACGATCGCACAATCTAATAATAAAATTTTATCAATCAGAAGAAACTATCAACCTACTGATCCGATGAAGAAAAAAATTCAATACTTTGTACAATTTAAATTTTTACCTGGTACAGGTTTTTATGGCTTTGGTTTAATCCACATGATTGGTGGTTTAACAAGAACAGCAACAGCTGCGTTAAGACAATTACTTGATGCAGGAACTTTATCTAATTTACCAGCTGGATTTAAATCTAGAGGTATTAGAGTTAGAGATGATGCACAACCATTACAACCTGGTGAGTTTAGAGATGTAGATGCACCGGGTGGAAATATTAGAGATCAGTTTATGCCTTTACCTTTTAAAGGTCCTGATGCAACTTTATTATCTTTAATGGGTGTTGTGGTACAAGCAGGCCAACGATTCGCGTCTATCGCAGATGCACAAGTGGGTGACATGAATCAAAACGCGGCTGTCGGTACAACCGTAGCATTATTAGAACGTGGTTCAAGAGTAATGTCAGCCATACACAAAAGATTATACGTAGGATTAAAACAAGAATTTAAATTATTATCAGAAGTTTTTAAAACTTACTTACCACCGGTTTATCCATACGATGTACCTGGTGCAAGAAGAGAAGTTAAAGTTCAAGACTTCGACGATAGAATAGATATTTTACCTGTAGCAGATCCAAATATATTTTCTCAAACGCAGAGAATATCAATGGCTCAAACACAACTACAATTAGCCCAGTCTAACCCTCAAATACATAACCTGTACCAAGCGTACAGGTCTATGTATGATGCATTAGGTGTAAAAAATGTAAATGCAATTTTACCACCACCTCAAACACCACAACCATTAGATCCAAGTTTAGAACATATACTTGCAATGAGTGGAAAACCTTTTCAAGCGTTTCCAGGACAAGATCACAAAGCACATATTGATGCGCATTTAAACTTTATGAGATTAAATATGGTGCAAAATAATCCAATCGCTATGAACGGATTACAAAAAAACATTTTAGAACACATTTCTTTAATGGCACAAGAGCAAGTTCAGTTAGAATTTGTACAAGAGATACAAGAATTACAACAATTAACTCAACAATTAGGTCCAATGATGCAGAATCCACAAGCGATGATGCAAAATCCTATGATGATGCAGTCACAACAACGTATTCAAAAAATTACAAGCGACATTGAAGCAAGAAAAGCTAAACTTATTGCAGAAATGACAGAAGATTATGCAAAAGAAGAAGAAAAAATCATGGGTGAATATGGAGGAGATCCATTATTAAGACTAAAAGGTAGAGAATTAGACCTTCGAGCACAAGAAAACCAAAGAAAAAAAGATGAAGGTCAAGAAAGATTGGATATAGACAAAATGAAAGCCATGATGAACAAGGAAATACAGGAAGATAAGCTAGAACAGAACGAACAACTGGCTGGTTTACGTGCTGGAGTCTCATTAGCAAAGCAACAAATGTCTGACGCTAGTAAAATTCATGATTTTGGTAGAAACTTCCCTAAAAAATAGTTATAATAAAACAATAAGGAGAACAATATGACTAAAGATTGGATGAAAGGTCAAGGTTACGTTAAAGCGCCTAAAATTGAAAAAGAATTAGGTGTTGGCAAGGACGGTTACCAACAAGGTGGCGTTCCTGTTGAAATGACTAACCCGGATGAATCTCAAGTGGTTGATGTTAAAGGTACTAGACGTATGAGACCTGACAAAAAACCAGTTAAAGCTACTTGGTACTAGTATGGCTTGGTTCAGTTTAGCAAAGATTGCTATGCAAGCTGGCGCAAAGATATATTCTAACCGTCAGAAAACTAAAATGGCTATGTCTGATGCACAATTAATGCATGCAGAAAAAATGGCTCGCGGTGAAGAATCTTACCAAGGCAAATTACTAGAAGCGAGACAAAACGACTATAAAGATGAATTCGTTTTGATAATTATTTCGGCGCCCATCGTGGTACTTATGTGGGCGGTGATGTCGGACGATCCGACTGCTATGGAGAAGGTAAAATTATTCTTCGAATATTTTCATGAGCTTCCGAAATGGTTCACGAATTTATGGGTGCTTGTAGTTGCAAGCATTTTTGGTATTAAAGGAACGCAAATATTTAGAAACGGAGGAAAAAAATAATGGCAAACCCTAGATTTAATAAACAAGTAACAAACCCAAGAGGCCCTGCTAGAGTAAAAAGAGCTGGTGGCGGAATGGGTGGCAGAACTGGAGATATGATGTATTCACGTGGACAAGGTGTAAACATGAGATCAAAAAGAATGCCAACTGAACTTATGGACAGAGGCGCTATGAAAAAAGGCGGCAAAGTTGGTAAGAAAAAACAAGGCTACAAAGATAGAAAAGATGAATCTATAGCTATGAGAATCAAAAAGAAAAGAACGAAGAAGCAATTAAAAGCTTCAAGAGATGAGTCTTATGGTAAGTTTGGTAGCAAGATGAAGAAAAAAGGCAAAATTAATAAATAATGCCTCTTACACCTAAAGGTAAGAAAATCATGAAGTCTATGAAAAAGACTTATGGTAAGAAAAAAGGTGAACAAGTTTTTTATGCATCTAAAAATAAAGGTAAAATAAAAAACGTTGATAAGAAAAGGAAAAAATGAAAAAAATAGATAAAAAGAAACAACCTGGCTTGGCTGCTTTAAAAAAGAAAGCACCTCAAGTAGTTGCTAAAATGGGCTACATGAAAAAAGGTGGCAGAGTTAAAAAAAAGAAAAGGAAATAACATGGCAAAACTTTGTCCTAGAGGAAAGGCTGCTGCGAAGAGAAAATTCAAAGTATACCCAAGCGCATATGCAAATATGTATGCATCTGCAGTTTGCTCTGGCAAAGTTACACCAGGTGGTAAAAAGAAAAATAAAAAAGCTAAAGGTGGCAGAGTCACTTTTGGAAGTGGTGGACTCGCAAAAAAAGGTAAAGGTTGCGAAATTAGATAATGGCTAAAAAAGGACTACGTTCATGGGTCAAGGAAAATTGGGTAGATATTGCGAACAAGCGAAAAGATGGCTCATTCCCAAAATGTGGTCGGAGTGGTGGAGAAAAAAGAAAAAAGTATCCAAAATGCGTGCCCATTGCAAAAGCAAGAGCGATGTCCAAAGGGCAACGTGCGGGTGCCGTAAGAAGAAAACAAGCAGTAGCTAATACTGGACCTAAACCATCTAGAGCAGCTACGTTTGCAAAAAGAAAAAAAATGAGTATGGGAGGAATGGTATGAGGAAACAGGATAATATGCCTGCAAGAAACAAAAAGAACTTTAGACCTACAAAGTCTGGAGCAGGTATGACCCGAGCCGGTGTCGCTGCCTATAGAAGAAAAAATCCCGGTTCTAAACTAAAAACAGCCGTGACTGGAAAAGTGAAACCAGGATCAAAAGCTGCAAACCGACGTAAGTCGTACTGTGCAAGAAGCGCAGGTCAAATGAAGAAATTCCCTAAAGCAGCAAAAGATCCAAACTCTAGACTACGTCAGGCAAGAAGGAGATGGAAATGTTAAAGAAAAAGAAAACAATCAAAAAAGTAATTAAAGGTTTGAAGAAAGCCTCTAAACTACATGCTGGTCAAGCGAAAGCTTTAAAGGGAGTTATTGGTGCGAAAAAAAAGAGATCCTAAAGTAGGAACTGGCAAAAAACCAAAAGGGTCTGATAGAAGATTATATACAGACGAAAATCCAAAAGACACAGTAGGTATAAAATTTGCAACTCCAGCAGATGCAAGAGCAACTGTTGCGAAAGTCAAACGTGTGAATAAACCCTTTGCACGTAAAATACAAATACTAACTGTTATGGAACAAAGAGCAAAAGTGATGGGTAAGAGTCAAGTTGCTTCCATAGCAAAAAGAGGAAAGGAAGCTATAAGAAATGCTAAAGGCGTTAAAAAAAAGGTATGAAGCACAAATTGCTGAATCAATAGCAACAATTAATATCTATCTTAAGAGTCCTGTAGGTATTGGTGAACATCCACAACACCTTGATGAAATAAATAAATTATTACAGGTGGTTGTAGATGCAGAAGAAAAAATAAAAATAATCGAAAGGTGGGTAGATTAATGGAAGACTTAGTAATTATAGAAAAAATAAAAAAGTCCATAAACAACGCTGTAATTCAAATACAAGAATCAATGATGAGCGGAGGTGTTGACAATATGGAAAAATATAAATATATGTTAGGGCAGGCACATGCCTACCAAATAATATTACAGGAAATCTCTAACCTGCTAAACTATAAGGAGCAAAAAAATGAGCAAGGAAACGTTAT